AGAGGCTTCCAGAACGATGGCGGCGCCGCGAAATCGCAAGCATCTGCTCGTCCCCGACGCGCCTCGTTCGGAGGACTATCGTCCCCACCCCAGAAAGGTTGACATTCCTGTCTATCCAGGGCCGCCGCGCGGTCGATTTCGTGCTGGTCTATCTGCCGGCATGCGTATCGTCCATCATCGCAGCGTCATTGCCGCCCGCTCGGTCGCGTGCCGGCTTCGCTCCAGCTCGATATAGGTCCTCCATACGTCGTAGCGCACGCGCGCGCGGTTCGCCTCGCCCCGCGCCTCGACCATGCGGCGCAGGTGGTCGACCACCTCCGCTGAGGCCAGCGCGGCGGCTTCCCGCTCGGCGTGCGAGCGGCCGTTCGCCCGCAGCGTCGCTTGGGCGATCACCGACTTGCGCGCCTCCTCCAGCGCCTCGGCGGCCTGGTTGCGGTCCGCCCATTCCATGCCGCGCCGCTCCAGCTCGTGCGCGACCTGGTCTGGATCGAGGGCGCGGACGGCCGCCGCCTGGTCGGGAGCGCGCATGGGATCGGCCTCAGAACGGAATGTCGTCGTCGATATCGCCGCGCCGCTCGGGCGGGGCGTCGGCCATCGGCTGCCTGGTCGCCTCGGCGTATTCCGGCGAGCGCTTGATCGCCTCCTGCAGTCCGAGGCTGAGTTTTTGGAACACCCGCCAATCGGGGGTGGCCAGGCTGAAGGCCACCGGCTGGTGGGTCGGCCGATCGGGCGCGGCCATGCCCTTCGGCAGCCGCGTCACGGCGGTGACGTGGGCGTGCGTGCGGTCGCCGTGCTGCCGGTGCACGATCGACAGCATGCAGGGCTGGCCGAGCAGCCGCTCGAGGTCGAACGCCTCCAGCTCCTCGTCCGTGAAGGGCCGGCCGCGCCAGGATTCCAGATCGGCGCGCAGCGCCGCCTGCTTGTGCAGGCTGAATGTGTAGCGCTGATGCACGGTGTATGGCTGGCCGTCGGCCATCCGCGCCTCGGGCAGCTCCCAGGAGATGACGATCTTGTGCTGCGGCCGCGGCGGCTGGCCTTGGTAGGTGGTCAGCTGCGTGCCGAGATCGATCAGGCGATAGCAGATCGCCAGATGCGTGCCGGCCGGTGCCGGCGTGAAGTCCGCATTGCTGGGCTTGGGCGCGATCAGCGGCATGGTCGGCTCCTATTCGTGCAGGTTCCAGATTTCCCGCGCCTTGGCGCGCGTCGCGTCATCCCAGCGGTACCCCGTCAGGTCGCGCGGTGGATACAGGGTGACGGCATCGCCGTCCGGCAGGGATTCCAGGCGCACCATCGCGCGGGCGGCGGCGACGATCTGCCGCCAGCCGGCGGCGAGGTCCTCTTCCGTCACCGCGACGATGCTCGTCCTGGCGTGGGTCACGTAGCAGAGCAGCTGCGGCAGGGCGGTCGCGCGCCAGTAGCAGGCGAGCTGCAGCACGTGATCCGGCAGCGGCCGGACATAGCAGTTCCGGCCGGTCTTCAGGTCGATGCAGTAATCATCGTAGCCGAAATCCGTCCGGCCGCGCACGACGGCGTCGACCCCCGGTATTGGCGCCTCGACCCACCCCTCGATGGTGACGGGCTGGCCATATGGGGCCAGCGCCGCCATCGCCTGCCGCAGGCAGGGGGCGATGCGCTCGCGCGCCTCGTCGATATCGGCGCGAATCTCCCCGCCCGAACGCTCGTGGAACTTCGCCAGCGCCGCCTCGTGGGCGCGATCGTGGTCGGCGCCGTGCAGCAGCGCATAGGCCACGCCGTGATGCACGGCATCGCCCAGCCAGGCGCCGGGGCCGGCCTCCGCCTGCACGCCGAACCGCCGGCGCAACACGTACAGTGCGGGCTCGCGCATGAACGTCATGATCGACGAGGGCGAAAGGCGCAGGGCGCCGGCGTCATGCGGCATGGATGTCGCCTCCGTCCCCCATCCGCCGGCGGCATGCGGCCGCCGCCGCCGCGTACAGGCGGGAGCCGAGCGCGGCGATCGCGGCCAGATCGGCGGTGGACATGGCGCGCAAGGAGGTCACGACCGCCGTGACCTGCTGCGACAGCAGCCACAGGTCGTGCTCCGGCTCGGGCATCATATCGCGCGGGTCGAGACTGGTCATAGCGCCAGCCCCGCCAAAATCGCGGCCAGCGCGACCGCGATGCCGGTCAGGTTGACCGCGAGCCGCCACAGCGGCCAGCGCGGCGTGCGCGTCGGCGGCGCGTAGCGCAGCACGCAATCATTGAGGTCGGCCATGGCGGCGGCGATCAGGTGGATGCGCGGGATCATGGCGCGCGCCCCGCCTGCTCGCCCAGCACAGCGGCCAGCTCCGACCATGCCGCTGCCGCCTCGCGCTCGGCGACGCGCGACGCCAGGCAGCGGCGCGCCTGGCGGCGCAGCAGCCGACGCTCGGGCGTGCCGGGGGCGTAATGGCGCGCCAGGCGCAAGGCGCCCTGCGCGGCGGCCCAGTGGCCGGCGGCCACGCGCAGGGATGCCGCCGCCAGCCCGCGCGCCGTGCGGATGCGCCACACCGTCATGGCGCGGTCGCCGGGTGCATTGTCGGTCATGACCGTGGTCATGGGCGCCTCCCGCGGGGGTGACGCCGGCCAATATGGACTATTTGTCCACCGCTGGCAAGGACAAAATGTCCACTCTGTCTGCGCGGCGGGTCAGGGGATGAGGGAATGTGGTTAAGGACCCGTGTCCGGGCGTTTCTTGCGCGGCGCCTGTGCGGCCTCGACCACGCGGGCGCAGCCGCCTGGCTGGGGGTCAGCTCGCGCCTGCGACCAGCCCCGCAGATGACGGGCCTGGCACAGCAGGTCGCGCACCTGGGCGCGATTCTTGGTTAATGCGTCGTGCATGCGCGCATTGTGCGATGCCGCAGCGGCCGGCGACAGACGCCAACTTTGTCCTTGACGCACGGGACATTTTGTCCATAGACTGTCCGCATGCTGGACCGCCGACAGTTAGGCGCGCTGGCCGCGCAAATCGGGGTGAGCGCCGCCGCCGTGCGCAAATGGTGGCAGCGCGGCGCGGTGCCGCACCGCTGGCGGATGGCGATTCTGCGCGCGGCCGCGGCGCGCGGCATCGATGCGCGGTACGACGACATGGGCGCGCTGCGCGCGCCGCCGAGCGCGAGCCGGAAATGACCGGCCGTCCCGTGAGCCGCGCGGTGCGGATCGCCTATGGCGGCCGGGGACAGACCACGGCGAGGGCGATGTCGCAGTCCGGCTGGCCGGCGACATCGAGCAGCAGGCCGGCGAGCATGCCCAGCGCCGCTCCCAGGACCATTGCGCGGCGCGCCGCCGGCTATGGCGCGCTGGCCGCGGCGGGACTGGCCCTGGCCGCGATGGCGGCGATGATCGCCGCGGCATGGGGGCATGACTGGATGCCCCCGGAGTCGCGGTGGTGCTGCGACAACTTGGCGCCCGGCGTCGCGGACCGTATGCATGATCAAATATATCAGTGACATCAGACGTATCGGCGCGTGGCAGGAATTCGGCGAGGCCGTGCCGTCGCCGGACGGGCTGATACTGGTGCTGCCGCGGCGGCTGCGCCTGATCGAGCGGGCGCAGCGGGCGGCGGCATGACGGCCTTGATGACGAGGTCCCGCCCGCGGCAGCGGGAATATGCGCTGCACTGCGCGGTGGCGGCGATGCTGGAGCGCGTGCTGCCGCTGGACGCCTGGTACACGTCTGTCGGCCATGGCCGGCGCGGGCCGAAGACGGGCGCGCAATTGCGCGCGATGGGCGTGCGCGCGGGCGTGCCGGACATTCTGATCGTCTGGCGCGGCCGCGCCTACTGGATCGAGCTCAAGGCCGGGCATGGCCGGACGCAGCCGGCGCAGGAATTGTGCCATGCGCTGCTGGCCGCCGCCGGCTGCCCGCCGCCGAAGGTGGCGCGGTCGCCGGCCGGCGTGACGGCCGCGCTGATCGAATGGGGATTGCCGCTGCGCGGCAGGATCGCGGCGTGATCCGCATCGTGCGCAACGTCGCGCCGACAGCGCATACGCGCAGCGACGATGCCGACCCGCGCAGGAACATCCGCGACGTGACCGACGCGGTGCTGCGGGCGGCGCGCGCGACCTTCGGCGTCAGCAGCACGGCCGAGATCATGTCCGGCCGGCGACCGCGACCGATCATATGGGCGCGGATGCACGGGTCAAACCAGCCGCACGAAAGGACTCCGCAACCATGAGCTACATCTATCTCGCCTCGCCCTACACGCACCCCGATCGCAAGGTGATGCAGGAACGGTATGACCGCACCTGCAACGCGGCGGCGCGGCTGATCCTGGACGGGCATGTCGTGTTCAGCCCGATCGCGCATTCGCATTCGATCGGCGGATACCTGCCCGAGCCGGTGCGCCTGGGGCACGAGCTGTGGATGCGGCAGGACCGGGCGCTGCTGCGGCACGCGCGCGAGCTGTGGATGCTGACGCTCCATGGCTGGGAGGAGAGTCGCGGCATGACGGTCGAGCGCGAGCTGGCCGAGCGGCTGGGCATCCCGGTGCGGTTCGTGGCGCCGCCGGACAGCGGCGCGGCATGCGTGCGGCCGCCGGCCACCATCGTCGACGAGGCCGCGGTCCCGGTGGCGCCGATATGACGGAGGCCGCGATGGCGGAGCGCGACGACGACCCGGCGATCCCGGCGGCATCGCTGACGGCGGACATTCTGGAGCGCGCGGTGCGGCAGTTCGCGAGCGGCGCGCGGCGCAACGGCGGCGCCGACAAGGAGCACCGGCGCTATGACCTCCTGCCGCGCGAGGCGATCTATGCCTACGCGATGCATATGGGCCGGGGGGCGGCGGAGCATGGCGCCCGCAATTGGGAGCGCGGCATCCCGCTGAGCACATATTACAACTCCGCGATGGATCACCTGCTGCGGTATGGCACCGGCTACCGCGACGAGCCGCATCTGGAGGCAGCGATGTGGAATATCGGGTGCCTGGTGGCGACGCGATCACGCATCCGGCGGGGGCTGCTGCCGCGCGAGCTCGACGACATGCCGGAGCTGCCTCCGGACGTGCTGCCGGGGTACTGACGTGGCGGCGCGGATATTCTCGGTGCGGAACTTTGCGCGGTTCCAGCACTATCGCGATCGCCGGCCGCTCAGGTGGATCAAGCTGTATCGCGACTTGTTGGGTGACTATGAGTTCGGTCGGCTCCCCGACGTCGCGAAATGGCACCTCGTCGGAATATGGCTGCTGGCGAGCCAACATGGAAACCGATTGCCCTATGACGCGGCATGGGTCGGTCGTCAGATTGGCGCCGAGCAGCCGGTCGACCTCGACCTGATGGCGCGCGAGGGCTGGATCATCGACGCGCCGGGCGGCGATAAGCCATTGACCGAGAACGATGCTAGCAACGTGCTAGCAAGTCGCTCTCAAGTTGCTAGCAAGTCGCTAGCAGGTTGCTATCAAGTTGCTAGCCTAGAGACAGAGACAGAGACAGAGACAGAGACAGAGACAGAGAACCCCCCCCTTAGTCCCCCCCCTGTCGCGGCCATCCCGGGCGACGCCGGTGCGGCCTGTCGGGCCGGCGATGCTCGGCCAGGGGCGCGCGTGGGCGGTGGCGTGCCTGCCCAGCGCGGCGGCGGCGCCGCACGTGGCACGCGGCTGCCGGCGGACTGGGAGCCGAGCCCGGCGGAGCGGGACTATGCCCGCGCCCGCGGCCTGAGCGACGCCCGCATCACGGACATGGCCGAAGATTTCCGGGTGTACTGGACGCTGGGGCGGGGGCGCAACACCACCCACCTGGACTGGACGCGTGCCTGGCAGACCTGGGTGCGCAAGGAGGCGCAGCGCCATGACCGATACGGGCGTGCCGGCCGCGACCGGCAGCACGACCATCCCGTCCACGACGTCGCGGCCCGGCGGGCCGCTATCCTGCAGGGCCTCGGCCTGGCTGGCGGACACGCCGGTGCGGGCGGGAGCGGTGCCGGAGTGGATCACGACGGCGGCGCCGGGGCTGGTGGCGGCGGCGGAGGCGGCGCTGCGGCCGGCGGACGACCGGGCATGGGCGGTGGCGCTGGACCGGCTGCTGAGCCATGCGGCGCTGCACGACCTGCCGGTGCCGCGCGACATCCAGGCCGTGTCGCGGAGCTACCGCTCGCTGCTGCACGACCTGCCGGCGGACGTGCTGATGGCGGCACTGGAGGCGACGCTGGCCCGCTGGACGTGGCGGATGGTGCCGCAGCCGGGGGATGTGCGCCGCCATGCGGCGGCGGAGCTGTCGCGCCGGCGGACGATCCTGATCCGCGCGCGGCAGGTGCGGATGCTGGCCCGCGACCGGCGGCCGCCGGACCCGCCGCGCTACGCGGACCTGAGCCCGGCGGAGCGGGAGCGGGTGGACCGCCTGCTCGCGGCGGCCCGGTCGGCATTGGAATCGTAAGTACACATACGATCGACGGAAACCACGTTTTTTTGGCCGCTGGTGCGCGTTGGCGCGGCGGGTAGGTAGGTTGGTGGGCGGACGCGAGAACCGCACCACGGGCCAAAATACGCGGAATGCGGGCCTATTGGCCGTCGGTTCTCGTTCCGGACTCAGACCATCCGTCATGATCCTGCCGTCATCAGGCTCCGGACGGATCGGTCCCGGAGCGACCGCGCGCTACATGCACGCGGTTTCGGCCTCTGGAAACCGGGCGATTACCTCCGCCCACCGGCAGTAAGGCCCATGCCACTGGTCGTCCGCTTTGACCCAGTAGTATTCCGGGTCCAGTCCCGGATAATCCCACCGTGCTTCCCGGCGGGTTGGGCGCAGGATTTCTTGGATCATCGATGTCCTCCGCTAGTCGATCGTGGCTATACTGTACATAAGACAGGTACATCCGTCCGGCGAAATATCTGACATTACGTCGATTTTATGCTGTGGACATATCCGCAACACTGTGCTATTTTCGCCACATCATCACAGAGTCAGCCGTGACGCGAGCGGTGGGCGCGGGTGCCGGCGCCCCCGGCGCCCGGCCGGCTAGCCCAGCGCATCGATGAGGACGCGACCCCGACCGCGCTCGACACATATATATATGTACGGGCCGTCGGCCCGATTATCCCGCAGGCGCGCGCGGGGTCGCGTGCTGAATAAAAAATGTCGCAAAACGAACAGTCTGAGCGACCGAAGAAAATCGGCCGGCCGAAGGGCGCGGTGAACAAGATCACGGCGGACGTGCGCGCGCTCGCCCGCGAGTACGGCCCGGCGGCGATCCGCGAGCTGTACCGCCTGGCCACGACGGCGGAATCGGAGGCGGCGCGGGTCGCGGCGATCAAGGAGCTGCTCGACAGAGGGTATGGCCGATCGGCGCAGCCGGTGATCGGCGGGGCCGATGACGATCCGGCGATCAGGCATCAGGGACGGATTGAGATCGTGATCGTTGATCCTGCAACGAATTCCGGCGGATGACGCGATCTGGGGCGACCGATACCGGGCGGACGCGGACTGGTTCGGCGCGTCGCGGACTAGTTCGGCGCGTTGCGAACTAGTCAGGCGGCAGCGGAATAGTTGCGCGCGCAACCATGCTGCGGGTCGCGCGGGTCTTCGAGCCGTTGTTGCGGCCGGCGCGCTACAAGGGCGCCTATGGCGGGCGCGGATCGGGCAAGTCGCACTTCTTCGGCCAGCATCTTGTCACGCGCGCGATGGCCGAACCGGGGCTGCGCGCCGTGTGCATCCGCGAGGTGCAGCGAACGCTCGCTCAATCTTCGAAGCGCCTGATCGAGGACAAGATCGTGGAGCTGGGATGGCGCGCATGCTTCGATGTCACCGCGACCGAAATCCGCACGCCCGGCAACGGTCTGATCATCTTCCAGGGCATGCAGGATCACACGGCGGAGTCGATCAAGTCGCTCGAGGGCTACGACATCGCGTGGATCGAAGAGGCGCAGACGTTGAGCCACCGCAGCCTGTCGCTGCTGCGCCCGACGATCCGCAAGGACGGCTCCGAAATCTGGGCATCGTGGAACCCGCGCCGCAAGACCGACGCGATCGACGAGTTCCTGCGCGCGAAACGCCCGCCCGATGCGATCGTCGTGCAAGCGAACTGGCGCGACAACCCGTGGTGGACGGACGTGCTGGAGGCCGAACGGCGGCTGGACCAGGAGCGCTACCCGGAGCGCTACGCGCATATCTGGGAGGGCGAGTACGCGCAGGCGGCCGAGGGCGCCTACTTCGCCGCCGGCCTGGCGAAGGCGAAGGCCGAGAACCGCATCGGCGGCACGATCGCCGCCGACCCGCTGCTGCCGGTCCGCGCGTTCTGGGACCTCGGCGGCGCCGGCGCGACGGCGGACGCGAACGCGATCTGGATCGTGCAATGGGTCGGCCACGAAATCCGCGCGCTCGACTACATCGAGGGACAGGGCCAGCCGCTGGCCTACTACGTCGATGCGTTGCGCACGCGCGGATGGGATCGGGCGATCTGCGTCCTGCCGCATGACGGCCTGAATACCAGCGCGATCAGCGGCAAGCGCTACGCCGACCATCTGCGCGACGCGGGATTCGATGTGCCGACGCCGATCCCGAACCAGGGCCGGGGCGCAGCGACCATGCGGATCGAGGCCGTGCGCCGCATCCTGCCGCAATGCTGGTTCGACGCGCGATGCGCGGCCGGCATCGACGCGCTCGGCTGGTATCACGAGCGGCGCGATGAGGAGCGGGGCGTCGGACTCGGGCCGGAGCACGACTGGTCGTCGCACGCCGCCGACGCCTTCGGCCTGATGGCCGTGTGCTACGAGGACCCGAGCCGTCGCGACGGCATCTTCCGTCCCGGCCCGCCGGTCGATACGCGATGGGTGATCTGATGCGCTATGAAGTGATCGTGATGGTCCGCGACCCGAACCGCCGTGACACCGAGCATCGCGTCATCGTCGAGCCGCCGCCAGAAACCCCGCGCGACCTGCATGGCGAAGTCGCCGCCCGCATCGCCTGCGGAAAGGTGCGCGCGACCATCGCGGAGCTGCCGCACCTCTACCGCATCACCGTCCACGGCATCGCGCCGGCCGGCGATGTGGGCAATGCCGGCAATCCGGCATCCGGCGCCACATCGGGCCGCAAGCCGATCGACATGCCGCCGCCGGTCGCGCGCGCGCCGAACGGCCGCTTCGTGTCCGCGCGATGACCGTCGCGCCACGCAAGCACGCCGACGGCAGGCTGCTGTACGGGACGCCGTATACCGGCTGGATGCGGTTCTTCGACGGACGCGGCTGGCGTCAATGTGGCACGCGCCGCGCGCTGACCGAGGAAGAGGCGAACGTGCTGAACATGTTCTGCATGGTGTCGGTGCTCGGCAATGCCTGAACCGATGACGGACATTGTCGACGATACGACGGCGGAAACGGCCGTCGCGCCGGCGGCGGAACCGATGCGCGAGGACGAAATCGCGTCCATCGTCCGCCGGACGCTGGAGCAATGCATCGGCTACGACGGCGGGCCGTTGAGCGAGGCTCGCGCGAAGGCGCTGCGCTACTACCGCGGCGAGCCGCTCGGCAACGAGATCGAGGGCCGGTCGCAGATCGTCAGTCGCGATGTGGCCGAAGTCGTCGACGGCATGATTCCCGACCTGCTGAAACCGTTCGTCAGCGGCGACGAAACCGTGCGCTACGAGCCGCGCGGGCCGGAGGATGAGCAGGCGGCGCAGCAGGCGACCGATTACGCGAACTATGTCTGGAACGTCGACAATCCCGGCTTCACGGTTTTTCACGACTGGATCAAGGACGGGCTGCTGGCGCGCGTCGGCGTCGTGAAAGTGTGGTGGGAACGCGAGCAGCAAACGAGCCGTGAGAGCTATACCGGCCTGACCGAAGTCGAATTGGCCGCGTTGCAGGCCGATCCAAGCGTGACAAAGATCGTCGCCTCTTCGGCGCAGCCGATTCCTGGACCAGACGGCCAGCCGGTCCCTTCCTTCGACGCGACGGTCCATCGCACGGTCGAGGGCGGCTGCATCCGCATCCGCAACGTTCCGCCGGAGGAATTCCTGGTCCTGTCGGAGCGCATCCAGCTCGACGACCGGCCGTTCGTTGCGCACCGGTGCCGCCGCACGCTGAGCGATCTGCGCGAGCTGGGATACCCGGAGGAGAAGATCGCGCGCATCGATTCCGGCGGTGCTGAATACGACGTGGTGCCCGAGCGGGACGAGCGCGAATCGCCGGAGCAGGAACTGATCGGCCGCGAGGAAATGTCAGCCGATCCCGCGCAGCGCGAGGTGTGGGTCAGCGAATGCTACCTGCCGCTCGACGCCGACGGCGACGGGATCGCGGAATACCGGAAGGTCACGCTGGCCGGCGACACCGCAAACGTCGTGCTGGACAACGAGGAGGTCGATGACCATCCCTTCGCGGCATGGTCGCCCTATCCGATCCCGCACAAGTTCCACGGCGAGAGCGTGGCGGACAAGGTGATGGACGTGCAGCTCACCAAGTCCGCCATCCTCCGCCAGATGCTCGACAACCTGTACCTGGTCAACAACGCGCGCACGGAGATCGTCGAGGGCAAGGTCAACCTGGACGACTTCCTGTCCTCGAAACCCGGCGGCTATATCCGCGTGCGCGAAGCCGGGGCGATGCGCGAGATCGCCGTGCCGCCCGTCTTCCAGCACGCCTTCCCGGCGCTGGAGTACCTCGACACGGTGCGCGAGAACCGCAGCGGCGCGACGCGCTACAACCAGGGCCTGGACGCCGATTCGCTGAACAAGACCGCTGCCGGCATCAACGCCATCATGACGAAGGCGCAGGGGCGGCTGGAGACCATTGCTCGCATCTTCGCCGAGGTCGGCGTGAAGCGCGCCTTCCGCATGCTGCTGAAGCTGATGACGCGCTATCAGGACCGCGCGCGCGTCGTGCGGCTGCGCAACACGTGGATCGCCGTCGATCCGCGCGCCTGGAATGCGGAGATGGACGTGGCGATCAACGTCGGGCTCGGCACCGGCAACAAGGACCAGCAGCTCGCCCATCTGATGGCCGTCTGGGACAAGCAGCTGCAGGCGATGCAGGTGCAGGGCGGGCCGGACGGTCCGATGGTCACGTTGCGGCACATGTACGAGACCGCGCGCAAGATCGTCGAGAATGCGGGGCTCAAGAGCGCCGAGCAGTTCTTCGCCGACCCATCGCAGGCGCCGCCGCCACCGCCGAAGCCCGACCCGGAAATGGAGAAGGCGAAAGCGCAGATCGAGATCGACCGCCAGAAGGCGGCGGCTGACTTCGAGCTGCGCAAGCAGAAGCAGGACGGCGAGCTGATGCTGAAGCAGCGCGAGTTGGCGATCCGGGCCGCGCAGGGCGCGTTCATGCCACAGTCGCCGGTCATGCCGGCCGCCTCCGCATGACCGACGATCCGGTCGCGCTCGGCGAACATTGCCGTCGCCTGCTGCACGACGAGGTGCTGGCGTCGATCCTTGCGGCGATGGACGCCGAGCTGATCGCCGCGTTCCGCGCGACGGCCCCCGGCGACAGTGTCGCACGCGACGCGATCCATGCCCGGTTGCTGGCGCTGAGCGATCTGCGCGATGCGTTGCGGACGCGGCTGGAGGCCGGGCGTTTGGCAGCCGAGCGCAACGAAAGCGAACGCGAGGCGGCGAAGGCGCGCCGAGCGCGCGGCGTCGCCCCAGGCGATCCGATCTGAATTCGATTTGCCGCGCCGTGTCGTAGCCAGACTGCGACGATCAGACGCGGCTTGAACCGCCCCCTGCGCGGGGCACTCCAACACCCGAAAGGACTGGAGCCATGCCGGAAACGGCACCGACTGGCGACGCCAACGTCGCCGAAAGCATCCTCGCCGTCTTGTCTGCCGACGACAAGGCAGGAAACGGGAAGGAAGAGGAGAAGACGGCTGACGAACCGGAAGCCGAAGCGCCACCCGCCGACGACGAGCCGGCGGACACGGAAGCGAAGGCAGAGGCAGCCGACACCGATGCGGCGTCCGGGGAAGAGCCCGACGCGGAAGCCGAGGCGGAGTCCGCACAGGAATCCGAGGAGCCCGATCCATCGACGGAAGTCGAGGTGAACGGCGAGCGGATCACCCTGGAGGAGCTCAAGCGCGGCTACATGCGTCAACAGGACTACACCCGCAAGACGCAGGCGCTGGCGCCCGAGCGCCAGGCACTCGAAACCGAGCGCAAGCAGACCAAGGAGTTCCTGAACCAGGTCCTGTCATTCGTCCATATGATCGATCCCTTGCGGCAATACCGCGAGATCGATTGGGACAAGTTGTCGGCCGAGGACCCGAACGTATATACGCGGCTGCGTCATCAGTATGAGCGCGATGCGCAGTATCTGCGTCACCTGGAGGCGGCTCATGCCGCCGCCGGAGAGAAGGCCTTCGCCGACTACACGCGCCACCAGCGCGATGCGATTGTCGCCGCCATACCGGAGCTGACCGACGCATCCAAGCGCGACGCGATTCTCAAGGAGATGAGCGACGCGATGCTGGCCGTCGGATTCACCCCGGACGACGTGCGACGGACGGTGGATCACCGCGTGATGCTGCTGGCCCGCGACGCGGCCTATGGCCAGAAGATGCGGGAGGCGGCGAAGACGGCGAAGGACAAGGCCGTCAAGCAGCCGCCGAAGACGGTGGCGCCGAAGGGCGAGAAGGAAAGGACCCGCGAAAGGAGTCTCCGCGAGAAGCAGGCGCTCACGCGCAACTGGCGTGCGGCGAGAAGCGATCGCGAGAAGGCGGACGCGATTCTCCGCATGCTCTGACCGGAGCAACACGTCATGGCAATGACGAACAATGCCTCGCACACGTTTGCCTCCATCGGCAATCGCGAGGACCTGAGCGACAAGATCTACAACATCGCGCCGAAGGACACGCCGTTCATGGCGGCCATCGGCACCAGCAAGGCCACGTCGACCTTCCACGAGTGGCAGACAGACACGCTGGCGACCGCCGGCGCGAACGCCAAGCTGGAAGGCGACGACATCACGACCTTCGATGCGGCGGCCTACACGACCCGCCTGAACAACACCTTGCAGATCAGCTACAAGACCTGCTCGGTGACCGGCACGCAGGACGTGGTCGACAAGGCCGGCCGTCAGCGCGAGATCGTCTATCAGCTCACTCGGCGCACGAACGAGCTGAAGCGGGACATGGAGTTCGTGCTGACCAACAACCAGACGCCGGTTCCGACTTCGCATCCGTCTTCGCCCGGCGGCGGCGGCTCGGGCACCGGCACGGCGCGCGCCCTGCGCCCGCTCTGCGGCTGGTACTCGACCAACAAGAATCGCGCCGGCAACGGGGCGGACGGCACCGCTTCGGCGGCGGCTACCGATGGCACGCAGCGTCCGTTGACGGAGTCGATGCTGAAGTCCGTGATCCAGTCCTGCTGGACCCAGGGCGGCAATCCCGACATGATCATGGTCGGGCCGTTCAACAAGACCGTGATCAGCGGATTCACCGGCAACGCCACCCGCATCGACCGGAGCGAGGATCGTCGCATCGTGGCGGCGGTCGACGTGTATGAGAGCGATTTCGGCACGCACAAGATCGTGGCGAACCGCTTCTCGCGCGAGCGCGACTGCCATGTGCTGGATACCAGCATGTGGGCGGTGGCCTATCTGCGCAAGATGCAGACCATCGACCTCGCCAAGACCGGCGATGCCGAGAAGGCCATGGTGCTGGCGGAGTACACGCTGGAGGCGCGCAACCAGGCGTCCAGCGGCATCGTCGCCGACCTGACGACCTCGTAATCCCGATCCGGGGCGGTCCTTCGGGGCCGCCCCGCTCTTTTTCGATTCACGAAAGGAGATCGCCCTATGGGCGTCAACCTGAAGCAGCTCGCCGACGGGTCGATGGGGCTCGAAGGCTACAACGCCGATTCCGGCGCGTTCATCATCGTCACCGGCGAATACACGGCGTCTTCGGTCGACAAGACGGTCGCGATCATGCCGCGACGCATGATCGTGCAGGGCATCGTCGGCCGCGTGACCGTGGCAGGCACCGACGCCAGCGCCGTCACGGCGGTGGTGCGCAAGGTGTCGAGCGGCACGGCCATCGCGTCCGGCACCGCGCTGCACAGCGGCTCGTTCAACCTCAAGGGCACGGCCGACACCAATCAGACGCTGACGCTGTCGACCACGGCCAGCGACCTGATCGTCGAGGCTGGTCAGGCCATCGCCATCGACTTCACCGGCACGCTGACCTCGGCGACCGGCATCATCGCCGTGTTCCTGACCCCGGCGTGACGGTCATGGCGGCACCGAATTTCCCGGCGGTCATGGTGGGGGCGGCCGGCACGACCGTCACCACCGGTGCGTCGTCGGCCAGCGCGGCGATTCCGAATGCGGCCGACGGCAACCGCGCGCGTTTCGTGATGGTGACGGCCAAGGCAACCGCCTACATCAAGTTCGGCACGTCCGGCGTGACCGCCACGTCGAACGACATTCTCGTCGGCGGCGGCGCGCCGGTCGTGTTCGCGGTCAAGCCGTTCACGCACTTCGCCTACATCCAAGAGGCGGCCGCCACCATCGTCAACGTGGTGCCGGTGGAGTTCTGACATGATCGTCAGGACGGCAGGCGGATATCGCGTGGTGTCGGAATCCGGCAGGAACCTTGGCGGCCCGTACAAGAGCCGCAAGCGCGCGAAAAAGCGCCTGGAGCAGATCGAGATGTTCAAGGCGATGAAGGCATTCGTGGCTAAGCGCAAATGACCGTGCGACGCTTCGTGGAAATGACGCCGGACGGGATCGGCGAGGAACTGATCTTCCACGGCGACGGCAGCTTCGCCATTCGCCGGTTCGAGGATGTCGAGCCGATCGTCGAACGCAACAAGGCGCTGCAAACTGCCGGCGATGGATACTCGGCCACCCGCGAGTGGCGGCGGGTGGCATCCATCCCGGTCACCGTGCAGATGCAGTGGATCAACCGTTATGGGGTTGACCCGCTGGCCAAGGGCAACGAGGCGCTGCTGAAGCGGCTGTTGAACGACCCGGAATGGCGCCATCTGCGCACTTCGCCCGGCAGGGTGTGAGATGGCGATCAGCAACTACAACGACCTGCTGGTTGCCGCGGCCAACTGGTTGGCGCGCGACGACCTGAACGCGCGAATTCCGGAGTTCGTCGCGTTGTTCGAGGCGGCGGCGAACCGCGAGCTGCGGGTGCGCGACATGGAGCAGCGTGCCTACTGCACGACCGTCGACGGGCAACGGCTCTACGCATGGCCGACCGACATGGTGGAGCTGCGGTATATCAAGATCGACGGCACGCCGCCGACGGTGCTGCAGTACCTCAACCCCGAGCAGTTCGAGTCGCAGGACCCGCAGGTCGGCGGCACGCCGCGCTATTGGTCGGACATCCAAGCGGCCCTGTGTCTGTGGCCTACGCCGACCGAAGGCTTGACGGTCCAGATCGACTACTACCGCCGGCTCGATCTGGCCAATGCCGGCGAGAGCGGGAACTGGCTGATCAGGCGGCATCCGGACATCTATCTCTACGGCACGCTGATGCAGGCCGAGCCGTATCTGATGAACGACGCGCGCGTCGAGACCTGGCGGTCGCTTCTGAACGCCGCCGCCGACCAGTTGCGCAATGCGGAATGGCGCAACAAGGCCGGCGTCACGCCCCGGCGCGTGATGACGGAATATCAAGGAGCCTGACCCATGGCCATCCAGCTGAGCACGGCGGTGCGCAATGCACGTCTTGATGCAATCGAAACGACGGTAGGCACGTCCGCGATCGTCAAGATCAGGACCGGCTCGCCGCCTCCAAGCTGCGCCTCCACCGACAGCGGCACGGTCCTGGCCACCTTCAACCTGGCATCGGACTGGGCGGCGAACGCATCGTCCGGCAGCAAGAGCTTCACCGGCACGCCGATCCAGGATTCGTCGGCCGACAACACCGGCACGGCCGGGCATTTCCGGCTGTATGCCTCGGATGGCACGACCTGCCACATGCAGGGAACCGTGACCGCCACCGGCGGCGGCGGCGACATGGAGATCGACAATACCTCGATCAACGCCGGCCAGACCGTGCAGATCACGTCCTGGACCCTGACCGACGGGAATGCCTGATGGAATGGGTTTCCGGCAACATATTCGTCCGGCCGATGCGCTTCGCCAAAGCAGGCGAGGCGTGCCAGGGGCATGAGCATCGGTTCGATCACACCAGCATCGTGTTCCGCGGCTCGGCGCGCGTGAAGGCGCGTCTGCCGGACGGGCGCGAGATCGAGCGCGCCTTCAAGGCGCCGGCGCATTTCTTGGTCAAGAAGGACGTCTGGCATCTCATCGAGGCGCTGGAGGACGATACCGAGGTGTGGTGCGTCTATGCGCACCGGACGCCGCAGGGCGACGTGGTCCAGGAATACAACGGCTGGGACGGAGCCTACGGCTGATGGCGCGCATCGTCGTATGGGCGAAGCCGGATAACGATTGCGCTGACCCGGTTCGCAACGCCAGAAAGTTCAAGCGCGGGATGGTGGTCGAGGTGCGCGAGGACGGCGAGTTCCTCGGGAACGACGTCGAGAAAGGATCCTGGTGGCGGGTGATCGAAGCCCCCGGCCCGGCCGCCGATTATGCCTATTTGCTGGAGGCGGATCCCAAATTCCTGGACGAGCGGCTGTTCGTGTCGGAGCCGCAGTACCCCCGGAAGCGCAAGGTCGCGCTGGACTTGGATGCCATCGAGGCCGCGGCCGGGCTGGCGCCGCTGGAAAAGCCGGACCGGGCGATCCCGCTGACGACCAAGGCGGACGTCGTTGCCGCCGAGACGGCGGTCGCGTCGCTGGAGAACGCGAATGTCATCTCGCAGACCGAGGTGATCGGCTGATGGCGACGAAAAGCATCGGCACCGGCTCGCGGGATTACACGTCCTTCGCGTCCTATGCGTCGTATCTCGACGGTCTGGACACGTTGAGCGAGCCGGAGCTGGGCGAGTGCTACAACGACGGGGAAATGGAGGTCTCGTCCGCCGTTACGTTCACCGGGTTCACGACGTCAGGAACGAACACGGTGACGATCCGGCCGGCGAGCGGGCATGCGTTCTACGACCACGCGGACAAGGCGACGAACCCGCTGCGCTACGACCAGTCGAAGGGCTTCGGGATCAATTGCTCTGCGAGTTTTGCCCACTGTTTCGTGGTCCAGGTCGATCATATGAAGTTCATCGGCCTGCAAATCCGGATGAGCGCCTCGACCGGAAAGGGTGCCATCATCATGGATACATCGTCATACGGCGGCACACTGTACGAGCGCTGCATATTCGAGAACAGCTCGTCCGGAAACGATCTCGGCGTATATGCCGGTCTTGCAGGCTTGCGGGCCGGCACGGCCGATCGGCTGGTGGTCATATTGCGCAGCAACGGGACGGGCATGGCGCATAGCTATCCTGGCACCGTGACGGTGAAGAACTGCACGGTGGTCACGGTATCGGGGGTTTCGTCCACGCGCGCGGCGTTCCGCAAGGAGAGCGGCGGCACGGTCACGCTGACCGGCTGCGCCGGGTTCGGGTTCAACAGCTTCAACATCGGCACGTTCGCGAGCGGAAGCTCGAACAACGGCTCGGACAAGACCATCGGGTTCGGCTCGTCCAACCAGGAATCGCTTACCTATGCCGATCAGTTCGAGTCGAATGCCGATTCGACGCGGGACTTCCGGCTGAAGTCCGGGTCGGCGCTGATCAATGCCGGCACCGGCACGGACCCGGACATCGTTGGGCAATCCGTGTCTGGATCGGCGCGCGACATCGGGGCGTGGGAGTTCCAGTCTGGCGGCGGCGGGAGTGCGCGGCAGCAAACCATGACCATGCTCGGCGTGGGCGTCTGAGGGCAAGATGGCGGACAACGTAACGGCAAATCCCGGCTCCGGCGGGGCAGTTCTGGCAACGGACGACATCGCCGGAGTCCATTACCCGCGCAGCAAGATCGTGTGGGGTCCCGACGGAACGGCCAACGATACCGACGATGCTGCCGGCAAGCGCATGCCGGTCAAGATCGCAGAGCTGGGCACCATCACGATGCCGGTCAGCAATGCAGGAACGTTCGCGACGCAGGAAAGCGGACCGGCGCTCACGTCGCTGCAGCTCATCGACAATCTGGTGCTCGCCGAAGACGCGGCGCATGTCACCGGCGATCCCGGCATACAGGTGCTGGCCGTCCGGCGCAGCTCGGCTGCGGTCAGCGGCGGCACGGACGGCGACTACGTCAACCTGTCGGTGACGGACAACGACCGTTTGCGGGTCGAGGTTGCCGGCAGCACGGCCCATGACGCGGCCCTGGGGAGCGGCGCCAGCCAATATGGCGTGCTCGGGGCCGGCTACGCATCGGCTACCGCCCCGGCCGACGTGTCCGCCGACGGAGACCTCGTCCGTTCGTGGCATCTGCGCAACGGCGCGCAGGCGACCGTCATCACGGCGGCCGGCGCGCTGATCGGCGGCGACGCGACCAACGGACTCGATGTCGACGTAACTCGCGTCAGCGGCAACGTGACCGTGGTTGGCACTGGCACGTTCGCGGTTCAGGACAGCGAAAAGGTGGCGGATAACGCCGCGTTCACCGATGGAACAACCAAGGTTCTGCCCGTCGGCTTCATCCTCGACGAAACCGCCGGAACCGCGCTGACGGAAAACGATGCCGGTGCAGCGCGCATGGACAGCAAGCGCGCCCAGGTGCTCGTCATCGAGGACGAGACCACACGTGGCCGCCGCGCCACCGTCACCGCATCGAACGCGCTGAAAGTAGACGGCTCGGCCGTCACGCAGCCGATCAGCGGTACCGTCACGGCTAACGCCGGCACCGGCACATTCACCGTGGCCGGCGCCGCGGCACAGGACGCGGCGATTTCCGGAAACCCGGTTCAGATCGGCTATCGCGCATCCGATGCGGTGCCATCGGCCATGTCGGCCGACGGCGACGTGGTCTATCCATGGGCTAACAGGCGCGGCGCGCAGATCGTCTCGCCGGTGCCTCATACCGCCGGCGGCCTGTCCATCAGCCGTGTGATCAGCGCGGCCAGCACCAATGCAACCAGCGTCAAGGCGTCCGCCGGACAGATTTACGCCATCTACGCGCACAATACGAATGCGGCAGTACGGTACCTAAAGATCTACAACAAGGCATCGGCGCCGACGGTCGGAACGGACACCCCGGTCCTGACGCTTCCGATCCCGGGCAATACGGCTGGCGCCGGCTTCACGTTCGATCTTGGCGGACACGGAATCGCGTTCGCGACCGGGATCGCGCTGGCGCTGACCACGGGTGTTGCCGACAGCGACACAGGCGCGGTGGCAGCCAACGAAATCGTCGTGAACGTGCTCTACTTCTGATGATCCTCACGCATATAGCGTTGCTTGGCTTCCTCAGCGGAGCCGGAGGAGCCGTTACTTGTAGCGCATCGGCCGCCATCACGTTCGCACCGCCGGCCGTTTCCATCGTCGTGCAAACGCCGCCGCGCACGATGTGGATCAACATCGACGTGCCGTGGCATCCGGGCTCGATATGGGATGGCGGCGCGTCGGCCTGGGATGGCGGCGACGACGCCTATGACAACGATGGCGCCATCTGGGACCCGACCTCCCGCTTCGGCGCCGACGCCGTGCCGGCCACGGCATGGACCGCGCAGCAGGTTCCGGCAACGACATGGCTGAATAGCTTGCGATGACCAGTTCCATCGATCCAACCAAGCCGGTCAGCGGCACGCCCACCACGGCCAGCGTGCGCGCCAATTTCGCGGCCGCCAAGTCCGAGATCGAGGCACTGCAGTCGGTCGTCGCCACACTGCCGTTCACCTATCAGCCATTGGACGCCACGCTGACGGCGCTGGCCGGCGTGACGGTGTCGGCCAACAAGCTGATCTACGCGACGGCAGCCGACACGTTCGCAACGACCGATCTGACGTCCTTCGCCCGCACGCTGCTGGACGATGCCGATGCCTCCGCCGCGCGCACAACCCTGGGGGCGCAGGCGCAGGACGCGGAATTGACCGCCATCGCCGGCCTGACCAGCGCGGCGGACAAGCTGCCATACTTCACCGGCTCCGGCACGGCGGCCCTGGCCGACTTCACGTCCTTCGCCCGCACGCTGCTGGACGATGCCGACGCCACGGCCGCGCGGTCCACGCTCGGCCTGGTCATCGGCACGAACGTGCAGGCGCAGGACGCGGAATTGACCGCCATCGCCGGCCTGACCAGCGCGGCGGACAAGCTGCCATACTTCACCGGCTCCGGCACGGCGGCCCTGGCCGACTTCACCGCCGCCGGGCGCGCGCTTGTCGACGACGCCAGCGCATCGGCCCAGCGCACGACGCTTGGGCTCGGCACGGCGGCGACGCAGAACACGGGGACTTCCGGCGCGAACGTGCCGCTGCTCAACGCCGCCAACACATGGTCGGCGAACCAGACCATCGACGGCAACAACGCGAAGCAAATCATCCTGAATGCCGACACGAATGCCGGTGCCGTAGGCGGCAAGACGGCCGTTGCCGTTGCCGCTGACGCCAAGCTGTCGCTGGCATCCCGCGTCATCAGCGGGATCATGGTCGTGCGCGACTCGTCGAGCGGAGGCACGGCGCTGATCTCGTTCGAGAGCGCGACAACCCCGAACATCATCTGGCAATCCACCGCCGGCCAGTTCGTGACCTCCGATCCGGGGTCCGGGGCCAGCAAATGGTGGGTGCAGAACACGGGGAGCGAGACCAGCTTCACCAACAGATATTCCAGCTCGCTCAACCTCAGCTTCGTGCTGCTCAGCGCGCAGGGCGGCAGGATATGATGACCATGGAAGACGCCGGCGCTCCGTCTTTGGCGATCGAGCGCGTCGCGGACCACCATTTCCGGATCGGCGGCCGTGAAGTGGTGCTGGCAGCCGGCACCTATGACCCGGCCGATGCCGCCTCCATCATCGCCGCCGCCCATGCCGTGTTCGCCGAGGCCGACGCGCCCAAGGCGCCACCCGCAGCGGTCAAGCCGTCGATCACTGTCGAATCGCTGACCGCCGCGCTGATCCGCAAGGGCGTGCTGTCGCCGGAGGACCTGGCATGACCATCATCCCCTTCGGGGACTGGGCGCCCGATCTGGCCGCGCTCGGCAATCCCGGCGCGCTGGTCGCCAAGAACTGTCTGCCGCAGGGCAGCGGCTATGGCCGCTTTCCTTCGCTGGAGGCTTATGCCGGCCCGTCGGCATTGCCGGCAACGGTCATCGGCGGGTTCGTTGCCGCCGACAAGGATGGCAACAGCTACAACTATGCCGCCACGTCCGGCGGATCAAACGCCGGCAAGCTGTATGTCCTGTCGGCCACGGCCTGGGTCGACCGTTCCGGCAATGGCAAGGACGGCACGTCCGGCTACAGCGTGTCCGACCGCGAGACCTGGGAGTTCGCCAAGTGGGGCGAGCGGGTGCTGGCGGTGTGCATCGACGAGCCGATGCAGCAGATCGCCTTCGGCGGCACCGCGTTCGCCAACGCCATCACGTCGACGCGCACGCCGCGCGCGCGACACATCGCGGTGGTCCGCGACTTCGTCGTGCTCGGCAACATCGACGACGTGGGCAATGACGGGCTGGTGCCGAACCGCGTGTGGTGGTCGGGCATCGATGATTACGCCACCTTCGAGGAGGGCGGCGCGTCCAGCCAGTCGGATTTCCAGGACCTGGCGAATGGCGGGAAGGTGCAGAAGATCGTCTCCGGCGAGGTCGGGATCGTCTTCTGCGAAAGCTCGATCTACCGCATGACCTATGTCGGGCCGCCGCTGTTCTTCTCGTTCGACGAGGTGGAGACCAATCGCGGCGTGGCGATTCCTGGCAGCGTGGCGCGGGCCGGCGGCACGACGTTCTTCGTCGATCACGACGGCCTGTATGCATGGACCGGCGAACAGTCGGTGTCGCTGGGCACCAACCGCTTCGACCGCGCGCTGATGGCGGACATCGACCTGAACTATGCGCATCGCGTGTCCTCGACGATCTGGCACAGTCGCAAGCTCTATCTGATGGCATATCCGTCCATCGCCGCTCCAGGCGGCATGCCGGACAGGATCTTCGTCTATGACTGGGCCAACAGGAAGGCATCGATAGCGGAACTGTCGGTCGATTGGCTGACCTCGATGCAGCCGGCATCCGCCGACCTGGACAGCCCGGACCCGTCGGAGCCGCTCGACATCGAGGGCGCATCGCTGGATGATGTGTCGCACATCTCGAACGTCCCGTCCGTCGCCGCCTTCAACCAGTCCCACGTCCTCTGCACGTTCACCGGGCCGGCGCTGACGGCGACCATCGACACCGGCGAGCAGCAGCTGGTGCCGGGATATGGCAGGGCGGTGCTGGTGGGGGCAAGGCCGCTGGTGGACGGGGCGGCGGCGGTAACGGTGCAGCCGTTCATGCGCAACACGCAGTCGGAATTGCCGGCGGCCGGCGACATCATCGCGATGAACGCTCTCGGCAACTGCCCGCTGCGGGCGAATTCCCGGTTCGTGCGTTTCCGCGCGACCATAGCCGGGGATTTTGCCGCCGCGTTGGGCATCGAGCCGGATTTCCGCCCGGCCGGAGGCCGCTGACATGGCGGTCCAGTTCCCGTTGCTGCCGCCGGCGGGCGGCACGCCCCGCGCCGTCGCCACCTGCGTCAACCTGGCGATGCGCGGCAAGGTGAATGCGACGGGCGTCGTGACGCTGACGCCGAACCAGCCGACCACGGTCGTCAGCGATGCGCGCATTGGCGTCGATTCGTATATCGGCCTGTCGCCGCTGACGGCCAATGCCGCTGCCGCCTTGGCGACGACATATGTCTCGGCGCGCGCGTCCGGCAGCGCCACCATCGCGCACGCCAATAACGCGCAGACGGACCGCAGCTTCGCGGTCCTCATCATCGGGTGACTCACATGCCAGAATTCGGTCCTGATCCCTATTCCGGCGGCGGCCGCATGACGCTGGTGGACCTGCTGAACATGGCGGCCGGCTACGGATCGACCCCGTCCATCGGCAGCGTTCCGTCCGCGCCGCTGATGCAGTCCGCCGCCAAGGCTCCGGTGCCGCAGTTCGTGCCGGCCTGGCAGCCGGATGTGACGGCATGGGGATATGGCGGGCGCGGCGACGTCAGCAACCCGTCGCCGGGTCCGTCGCCCGGCCCTGCGCCGGCAGCGGCGCCGGGCCAGTCGCCCGCGCCTGTCGCCGCCGAGCCATTGGCGCCGGAAAGCGTGCTGGGCGAGTTCGCGCCCGGATTCGACAAGGTGGGAATCGACGTGTCTCGCGGCGGATTGTCGCCGGCCGCCGGCTTGCCAAGCCTGCCGGATTTCAATCCTGTCCCGTCCGCCCCGATATCGGCGCCGCGCGCCAACCCGCTGGGTCTGACCAATCTCGGCATGCGGGCGCTGGGCCTGAGCATGCCGAGCTCCAGCCCAAGCCCGTCCGTTCCGTCGCCGTCATTTGCCGAGCCCGGCCATCCCAATGTCGGGGCGCCGTCCTTCTCCACCCCGTCGCGCGATGTCGGAACGGGCGTGGCCAGTACGGGCAAGTTCGGCATTCCGGAGCCGCCGGCCCTGCGGGAGCCCCTGCAGGACATGTCCTGGGCGACGCGCGCATGGAGCCCGACCGTCACGCTTGGGATCGACATGCCGGCCACGATCGGCAGCTATTACAGCATGGACCCGCAGTACAACCAGATGACGCCGGCGGAAGCCATCGGCATGGGCTTTGGCCGCGGAGCCGGAGGCGGCGGCGGGGGCGGCGCGCAAAACCAGGCGTCCACCGACCATACATCGGGCGGGACCGGCGGGTCCGGCGTCGCGCCGGGCGATCCGCAGGGCACCGGCGCGCCCGGCATCTTCCGGCGCGGCGGCTACACCGGCGACGACGGCAGGCCCGGCGACAGCGTGCGCGGCAAGGTGCACGAGAGGGAATACGTCCATGACAGCCAGACCACGGCGCTCGTGGGCAGGAAGTTCCTGGACCAGATGCGCCGGATCGGCCGCGACCGGAAGATGAGCACCAAGCAGAAGAAAGACGCGATGCGCAAGCTGTTCGCGTCGTGGAAGGGGTGATCCCATGGGATTCTTCGATTCCCTGTTCAAGCCCAGCACGCGCGAGGTTCCGACCGTAACGACCGGATATCAGCGCAGCACCAGCACCACCAGCCTGCCGGATTGGCAGCTGCCATACATCCAGGCGCAGCTCAAGAACGTCGCCGCGATGCCGGGCTATCAGCCCTATACTGGCGAGCTGCAAGCGCCGCGCTCGCAGGTGGCGACGGCCGCCGAGAACTACGCGCTGGCAAACGCGGCGCGCGGCTCCCCGGCGCTGAACGCGGCGCAGGGCTACACCACCGACGTGCTGGGCGGGAAGTTCCTGGGCGCCAATCCCTATCTCGACGCCGCCTTCTCGCAGGCGGCGGACAGGCTGGGCGAGCAGTTCCGCAAGGTGACCGCGCCCGGCATCGCGGCGAATTTCTCGCTGGGCGGGCGGTACGGCAGCGGCGCGCAGCGCGAGGCGCTGGCGACGCAGCAGCAGCAGGTGGGCGACCAGCTGCGGCGATTGGCGACGGACATCTATGGCAGCGACTATGCGCGCGAGCGGGCTAACATGGAGGCGGCGGCTGGCCGCGCTCCGGGGCTGACGGACGCGGACTATATCGGCGCGCGCGTGCTCGGCAATCTCGGCACCGCCGCCGATGCCTATGCCGACAACCCGATCGTGCGGGCGCTGCAGCTCTACCAGTTCGGCCAGACCACGCCGTGGACGCAGGAAGCGGCGCGGGCCGGCATCCTGGGCGGCGACTATGGCCGCAGCACGACGGCGGAGGGCAGCAGCAACACAACCACCAAAGAGACCGTCTATGGACCGTCGCCGTTTGCAACCGGACTGGGGATGGCCAGCGCGATCGGCAAATTGTTCCTGCCCTTCTTTTGAGCGAGGGAACGATGTTCGGCCTGTTCGGATGGAACAACGACTACGGCGACGATCCTTACGGCGGCCTGATCACGCCGCGCGACCGTCGCGACGCCATCGGGGCGGCGCTCGGCGGCTTTGCCGCCGGCACGCTCGGCCAGGGCTATTCCCGCATGCCCAGAACCCCGTTCCAGGATATCGGCGCCGGCCTTGCGCAGGCGAGCAAGGACTACGAGAACGCCCTGGACAGCGTGTGGCGGCGCCGTCTGCTGCTGGGCCGGGAGAAACGCGCCGACGAGAGGTTCGGCCTGGAGAAGGGGCAGCTCGCGCGGCAGAATCGAATGACCGACGCGCAGATCGCCGAGCTGGAGCGCAAGGCCGAGCGCGACCGGGCGCTGGAGGACGCCAAGCGCCGCCTTGGCGAGATCATGGCGGGCCACATCGCCCGCGGCGGCGATCCGTCGCGCCTGCCGCCCGAAGGCGTCAGCCTGATATTGACCACGCCTTTGGCGGACGAATATCTCAAGTCGGTGCTGCCGAAGCCGCCCGACCCGACCAACGAGATCAAGGACTACCAGTTCGCCAAGCAGCAGGGCTTCCAGGGCACATTCATGGACTTCCTGCGCGCGAAGGCGCAGGTTGCCGGCGACTACTCGAAGTCGCCCCTGTTCGCCCAGGGGCCGAACGGGGAGCTGGGCGTGTTCCAGCTCGGGTCGCGCGGCGAGCCGAAGCAGATACAGTTCCCGCCAGGCTGGCGGCCGGCCGACCAGTACAAGGCGCTCGACCTGGGGGACCGTTACGCACCCTTCAGCACCCGCACCGGCATGGTGGGCGTTCCCGGCCAGGCGCCGCCCGCGCCGCAAGACCAGCCGATGCAGCCTGCGGCGCAGGGCCAGCCGATGCCGCCCGTCCCGGCGCCGGCGAATTCCCCGGCGCCCCCCCCGCCCGCGCCGGACATGCTGAAGAAGAACCTGCGCGAGGCGGAACGTGAAAAGCATATCGGCCAGGAAGAGGGCAAGCGCGAGGGGCAGTTGCCGGCGCTGAGGTCGAAGGCGCAGGCCGTGATCGACGCGCTGGATGCAGATCACAATATTATGATCGACGAAATCGGCCGCGCCCTCGACATGATTGAGAAAAACCCCGCGCTGGTGACAGGCGGTGTGGGCGCGGTGCTGTCTGCGGCACCGTATACGCCGGCCTATGCGTTGCGGCAGAAACTCGAAACCATCATGGCCAGGGCTGGGTTTGACAAGCTGCAGGCCATGCGCGAGGCGTCCCCGACCGGCGGCGCGCTTGGGCCGGTCAGCGATCAGGAAGGACGATGGCTACAGAGCAGCCAAGGATCGCTCGCGCAGGCGCAGACCGCACATGACCTGGCCTATAATCTACGGCGCATAAGGGACGGCGTCATAACGGGCCGCGAGATTCGCGCCGCGGCCTTCGCGCGCGATTTCGGCGTCGGGCCGGAATCGCAATTCCGCAAGCATGACACGCAACAGAAAAAGCGCATGCGTTTCAATCCGCAGACCGGCGAGATCGAGTGATGATCGAAGTCGAGGCCCCCGACGGCACCATCGTCGAGTTTCCCGACGATACGCCGCGCGACGTGATGCAGGCGGCGATGGCAAAGCGCTTCGGCGGGCCGGCCGCCCAGCCGGGCATGGCGCAAAGCGTCCTGCGCGCCGCGGCGTTGCCGATGAAGGGCCTGCAGGAAAGCGTCCTGGAAACCATTGGCGGCGTGCCGGACCTGGTGGCGAAGGGTTTGCAGGCCATCGGCGTTCCCGGCCAGCGTCCCGGCATGTACACGCAGGCGCTGAAGTCCTGGCTGATGCCGGGCGCCGAGCGGATTGCGCCGCAGAGCGGGGCGGAAAAACTCCTGTACGGCGCCGGGCATGGCGTCGGCGATGCCGTGTCGCTGCTGCTGCCGGCGGCCGGCGTGGCGCGGGCGGCGCAGGCGGGCGGCCTGGCGCAACGCTCGGCGGCGGCGCTGGCGTCCAATCCCGGCATGCAGGCCGCGGCCGGCGCCGCCGGCGGCGCGGTCGGCGAGGCGACCGACAGCCCGTTGCTGGGGCTGGGCGCGGCGATGGCCGTTCCCGGCCTGGCGGCGACCGGCAGCGCGGCCAAGGCCGGCTACCGGATGCTGAACCCGAGCGTGCAGCCGGAGGCCATCGACCGCACGATCGCCAGGACCTTCGATCCGGTCGATATCACCGACGCCCGCCGTCGCCTGAAGGAGATGACCGCGGCCGGCGAGCCGACCGCGCTGTTCCAGCTCGGCGGCGAATCCACGCGGCGTCTGGCGCGGGCGGCGGCCGGCATGCCTGGCGAGAGCGCCGACATATCGCAGGCAGCGATCACGAGCATGCGCGAGGGCATGGGCGAGCGCGTGCTGAAGGACGTGTCGCGCGCGTTCAAGGGCGACGATTTCCTGGAGTCCGAGCAGAAGCTGATCGACACGCTGCGCGCGAACGCAAGCGAAGCCTACGGCGCCTTCCGCAAGAAGGTGCCCTATGTCTGGTCCGACAAGCTCGCCGAGCTGTTCAAGACCAGGCCGTCGCTGCGCGACGCCATCGGCATTGCCATGCGCAATGCCGCCGAGGACGAAGGGCGCGCCTTCGGGATCGTGCGCGCGTCGGACGGAAAGTTCATGTCGGCGAAAGGATTCCGGCGCGGCGAGCCGATCCAGGCCCTGACGGCGGAAGCGGTCGATGATGTCAAGAAGGCGCTGGATACCATCCTGAGCTCGAAATCCAGCATCAACGAGCAGACCGGGCGGCTGAACAACTATGGCAGGCTGGTCGCCAAGACCAAGGAGCAGTTCCTGCAGGCGGTCGAGGAAGCCGACAAGACCGGCCTGTACAAGGCCGCGCGCCAGCAATATGCCGGCGATGCCGAGGTGCTCGATGCGCTGCGCAAGGGCCGTGAGTTCGCCAAGATGGACCCGCGCGAGATCGAGCAGTTCATGAAAACGGCGTCCTTCGCCGAGCAGGATGCCTTCCGCACCGGCATGCAGGACGCCATTGAGCGGTCCGTCAAGGAGATCAGGGGCGACAAGACGAAGGCGCTGTTCCGAAAGAACGACTGGACGGACGAACAGTTGCGCGCCGCGCTTCCGCCGCGCGACTATCGCCTGCTGAAGCGCCGCATCGATGCGCGCAAGCAGGGATGGGAGGACACGGGATTCGTGTCCTCGCGCACCGGATCACAGACGGAGTTGCGCCAGGCCGACGCCGCGAGCCTGGGCGAGGACGCCCTGAAGGCCCTCGGCAAGATGGCCGTCGGCCAGCGTCCCAGCGTCGCGGCGTTCGACGCATTCCAGCAATGGCTTGGGCGGCGGCAACAGGGCGTCGCGAGACAGACCGCGCCGGCCCTCACGCGCCGCCTGTTCGAGACGGATCCCGGCGAGCTGGAGCGGTTCCTGGAATGGGTGGCCCGGAACCGGCCGAAGGCGCCGCCCGGCGGCCTTCCTGGTGCCACCGGCGGGATGACCGCCGGCATCATCGGCGCCCGCGAGAAGGGTCCCGCCCTGGAGTGGCTGCTGACGCCCTAGGGCGTCAGCGACATCGACCTGGCGGCGCGCCAGCCATGGCGCGCCCAGACATACAGGAACATGACCAGCCAGCCGCCGCCGAAGCCGGCGATCAGTGCGCCGATCAACGGTGCCTTCGGGCTTTCCGGCATGGGACCGATGAGGAGGAACGCCGCGCAGCCGATGACGCAGGACACGGCGCATTGCACAACCATCGCGAGTGTCTGCATGACACCGCATTCTAGCCACATCGCGGAACGATAGCAATGGGCATCGAATCCTACTCCACCAATCCGGCCGCCAACAACGCCGCGCCGCCGAACGGCTGGCCGGAGGGCATGGCGCGCTCGGCGGTGAACGATTGCGCCCGCCAGAACATGGCCGATCTGCGCGCCTGGTACGAGGAGGCCGAGTGGATCAACTACGGCTATACCCACGTCTATGTATCGGGCACGCAGTTCACCATCGGCGGCGGGGTGGACCGCACCGCGACCTATCATCCCGGCCGACGCATCCGCGCCCAAGGCTCCGGCACCGGCACGATCTACGGCACGATCAGCGCGTCCAGCTACAGCGCGCCGACCAACACGGTCACCGTGTCGTGGGACAGCGGCGCGATGGCGAATGAAAGCCTGACGGTCTCGCTGCACATCCTGTCGGGCAACAATACCGCCTTGCCGGCGGTGCTGGCGCGGTCCGGGACGAAGCTGCTGTTCCCCGGCATATCCGCGGCGCCGGCCGGATGGTCCATCGATACCACGGCGGCGTATGACAAGGCCGCGATCCGGGTGCGCACATCCGCCAGCACGTCGACCGGCGGGTCGGTGGATTTCGAGACCGCGTTCGCCAATGGCAGCACCGGCAGCTATACGCTGACCACGGCCGACATTCCATCGCACAGCCACGGGCTCAACAGCCACACGCACGACTTGTCGAACCACACGCACGGCTTCACCGCCGTGCTGAGCGTCAACATGGGCCAGCTGTCCGCGCCTGGCATCGACGCTTTCGTGCCGAACGTGCACAGCGCCGGCACCACCGGCGGGCCGTCGCCGAACGTCACCGGCGCGGCCAGCGGCAACACCGCGAACGCCGGCGGCGGCGGCGGGCACAGCCACAGCCTGTCGCTGGCGGTCAAGTATCTCGACGCCTGCGTCTGCGTGAAGACCTGATGCCGTTCGATCCTCGCGCCCATTCCTGCCCCTATACGGGCATGGCGAAGACCTGCCACCAGGTGCGGCAGAAGCGCGACTGTCCGCTGTGGATCGGCGTCGAGATGACAGACCCGCAGAACCCGGAGGCGCGCATCGTCGAGAATATGTGCGGCTTGCGCCTGGCCGTGCTGGTGCAAATGCAGGCCAACAACAGCATGGTGCAGCGCCTGCTCGGGTTGCAGCGGGCGGTCGAGACGCGCGGCGACGAGCAGGCCGCGCAGCAGGCGCGGACCGCCAGCGCGCTGGAACGCATCGCCGCCACCCCGCCCATCCCGCTTGATCGCCCGCCGGGCGCGGGCGGGGTATTCACGCAGTTGCCCCTTGCGTCCCCGAAATGTCCACAGTAACCAGTACCAGGCGAAAGGATTACGCCATGCGACTCGCCCTCGCGTTCGCGCTGGCAGCCCTGCTGCTGCCGGCACCGGCCGGCGCCCAATGCGCCGACTACGAGGATGTCCGACGCGCCCTGACGCAGCTCGGCGAAAGGCTGATCGCCACCGCCAACCATCCGGCCGGCGGCATCGAGTTCTGGGCCAACCCCGAGACGCGCAGCTTCACCATCGTCGGCCGGCCGGTCCAGCACCCGCAGGCCGGGTGCCTGATCATGGACGGGACCGACCTGCGGCTGGTGCGCGGCGGGCTCACCCCCGGCGGCAAGGAGGCGCTCGGGCTGTGACCTGGACCAACTGGATACAACTGGTCGAGATTCCGGCCTTGGCCACGCTGGCCGTGATGTTCCTGCGGCTGGAGGCCAGGCTGACCGCCTTCCAGGTGCGTGCCGCCGAGCACTACGCGACCAAGGATGGCGTCGAATCCCGCCTCGACCGGCTCGAAAGCAAGATCGACCGTCTGGCCGAGCGGGTCAGCGGAGGCCACGACTGATGCCGGCAAAGCCGCTGCCGCTCGCAGAGCTTCGGCGGGATTACGAGGCGCTGAAGGCGACCGGCGGCAACCAGGTCGCCGCCGCCCGGCTGCGGGGGCTCAATGCCGACACCTTCAAGACCCGCGTCCGCAACATGCGGCAGCGCGGGTTCGATCTCGATGCGTGCAGGCCGCCGAAGCCGTCGGAGTTCCCGCACCGCGCCATCCTCTCCATCTATGACGGCTGCGTCATCGTCGGCTCGGACGCGCATTACTGGCCGGGCCAGCGCACCACCGCGCACCGGGCGTTCCTGCGGCTGTGCGAGGAATTGCGGCCGCAGGCGGTGATCCTGAACGGCGACGTGCTCGACGGGGCGCGCATCTCGCGCCACGCGCCGATCGGCTGGGAGAAGCGGCCCACGCTCATCGAGGAGCTGGAGGCCTGCAAGGAGCGCCTGCACGAGATCGAGCGCGCCGCCGGCGACGCGCGCAGGATATGGACGCTCGGCAATCATGACGCCCGGTTCGAGACGCGCCTGGCCACCGTCGCGCCAGAGTATGCCAAGGTCCACGGCGTCCACCTGAAGGACCATTTCCCGGCATGGGAGGCGGTTTGGTCGGTGTGGATCAACGACGACGCGGTGGTGAAGCACCGGTTCAAGTCCGGCATCCACGCGCCCTGGAACAATACCATGTGGGCGGGGCGGACGATGGTGACCGGGCATCTGCATTCGCAGAAGGTCTATCCGCTCAGCGACTACAACGGAACGCGGTGGGGCGTGGATACGGGCTGCATTGCCGATCCGTATGACGAGCAGTTCCGCGACTATACCGAGGACGCGCCGGTCAATTGGCGCTCCGGTTTCGCGGTGCTGACATGGTGGAAGGGCCGGCTGCTGACGCCGGAGCTGGTGCGCGTGATCGAGGAAGGCTTGATCGAGTTCCGTGGCGGCGTCATCGCGGTGTGACGGTCGTGATCCTGCTGTGCGAGAGATGCTACGCACCCAAGGTTCTCGCGCCGCTGGATCCCATATGCCCGCATTGCCTGTTCATGGCTGCCGCGCGGAATCGCCCCGACGCCGCGCCGGCGGCCGGGGTGACGCATCCGGATCGGGACGACGGCGCCAACGGATCGACGCTGGCGGACATAGCATGGCACGAAAGGTTCGCCGCCGAATTCGATGACGACGATGACTGATGACAGGCCGGTTCATCTGCCGGACGAGGCCGGGCTGGACATTGCCGCCCGCACGGCGATCGGCGAGGCGCGCGGCGAAGGTTCCGTTGGCATGGCGGCCGTGCTGTGGACGATCCGCAACCGCGTCCATGCCAATGCATGGTGGGGGCGGTCCTACATCGCGGTATGCCTGTGGCCGCTGCAGTACTCCTGCTGGAACGACCGCGACCCGAATCGCAAGCTGATCCTGTCGCTGACGGTCACGGACCCGTCCTATCGGCAGGCGCGCGAGCTGGCGCGGGATGTGTTCATCGGGAAGATCGCCGATCCGACCGGCGGGGCGACACACTACCTGAACCCGGCGGTGGTGCGGCCCCTGCCGAACTGGGCCGCGCCGGAACGGAAGACCTGCGTCATCGGCGCGCATCATTTCTACCGACTGGAGGCGTGAACATGGTTGCCGCACTGGGCATTCCCGCTGCGATCGCGACGGGGCTCAACGTCGCCGGCAAGGTCCTGGAGGTGGCGCAGCCCATCATCGACCGCTTCTTTCCCGACCCGCAGAAGGCGTTGGAGATGCGCGTCGAGCTGATCAGGGCGTTGCAGGCCAGCGATCTCGGCCAGCTCGAGGTCAATCGCGAGGAGGCGAGGCACCCGTCGCTGTTCGTGGCCGGATGGCGGCCATTCATCGGCTGGGTGCTCGGCATCGGCGTGGGCTATGCGTTCCTGCTGGCGCCCGTCGCGACCGGCGTCGCGCGCATCTGGTGGCCGGAGTTCCGCATGCCGGCGCCGGAGCAGAACATGTGGGAGCTGGTGTTCGCCATGCTCGGCATGGGCGCGCTGCGCAGCTTCGAGAAATACCAGGGCGTCGGGACCATCCAGGTCGGCGGCACGTCGCCGTCGGTCGGGCTCGGCCAGGCGGTGGAGAGGGCGCGATGAGCAGGCCGGTGTTCGTTTGGCTGGCCATGTGGGCGCTGATCGCGATCACCGTGGCTGGCTGCTCGATTCCGCTCAGGATCGATGCCGGCCAGGAGCTGTGCGTGGCGGAATGGTCGAAGGAGTTCGCGCTGCGCGCGGGCGCCGAAGCCGACGCCCTGCCGGAAGGGTCGGCGCTGCGCGAGGTCGTGGCGCAGTATGTGGACATCCGCAAGAAGGCAAGGAGATGCTGACATGTTCGACGATACGCCGAGATATATCGCGGAGGGCCGTTCGGCCATCGACGCCATCTTCGACAAGCGCGCGCGCTGGGTGACGGTGCTGGTCCTGATGGGGCTCGCGTTCGTGGCCGGCGCGATCCTGTTCTGAGCCATCCATCCAGCGACACTCCTGCGGTCCGAACCCCCGCCGCGGCGGAGGGGCCGCGCTGAGCGGCGGCCGCGTCGCCGGCACGTGATCGCAGACGGATGGTGAAGGCCAGTACCGCCTAGTCGCCGACATGTTCGCCAGTCATGAAGCGGTCAATCACGGGATCGGCGAATACGTGCGCGGCGACGCACACACGAACACCGTTGAGGGCTGCTTCAGC